ATGCTAAGGTTGCGCCGTTATAAAGATTGATTGGGGCAAGACCATCCGAGAAATTAATTTCGTTTGTCCCGGAGAGAACGATAACGGTATTAGCCCCTCTCTTGATTGTCCAAGATCCAACGTCCGATCCCCAACAAATACGTTTGATGTTGACGCCTGATACAATTTCGGTTCCGATAGCCACGTTGCTAACGGAATTGTTCCCGGCTATTGTATATGTGGCGTTTGCAACGTCATGAGTTACAAGGCCATAGTTTAATTTGTTGAGGATAATGGCCATTTATTATTCCTTATCGGTAGATAGTTCTTCTTCGGTTTCTGTTGGTTCCGGAGTGGGCTCTTCATCCATTAAAAGGTTATTAGCAATGTGATCTTTGAATCCTTGAACATAATCCGTAATACGATCTCGAATCTGGACATCAAAGATAGCTTCGGCCTTTAGGGCATTCTTATCTATTGCAGCCATGATGAAATCAGAAATGGTATTCTCGGCTTCGGGGGCTTCGGCTTTCGTTTCAGCTTCCCCGGTAGGCTCAATTGTTTCCTCGTTTTCAGTAGTCATTTTATTATTGGTATCCTGATTTGGTTGTTTCAATTTCGGCATCCCCGCCGTTGCGGGTTTTAGGCCCGTTCCAAGCTTTGGTGTTTTGGCCGGAGGAGCAACCCCGGCCGGTTTTGGAATGCCCTTGTTAGGACTTGGGGCAACTCCGGCATCTTCTTCTATTTTAGACATTAGAATTCCTTTGTTTTTCTCTTATTTATTAAGATTCGTTTCCAGGCTCAACCGGAACCGCATATTGCGGGTTCTTAGACTCTTCATAGATCTGAGTATCGATTGCTTGCATATCGTCATCGGTCTGGAATAGAACTTTACGGCGGATATATTCATTCGAATAATAACGGCCAACGAAGGGCATCATTAATTGAAGATTTTGCATGCGCATCGTCATAAGTTGCGATTCTTTTAATTCGGAAAGAAGAGTATTACGAGCATATTTGAATTTGATATGATGAACTAATTCATCCCATTCTTCGGGGGTAACAAGACCCTTCAGAAGAAGGTTGCGTTCCATGGTCTTGAGGAACAAATCGTTGAAGCGCAACCGAATGCGATCAATAAACATTCCGAACTTAACTTCGTCCCGAGAAATTTCGGCGGACGCCCCGTAAGTATACATTTGATCGGGGTTGTTTCGGGAAAATGGAACATTGAGGGCTTGGTATAGCTCCCTCTTGAAATACTCAACTTCCTCAAGAACGCCGGTATTAACTGAACCCGGTAAGGTATCGATCTTGGTTCCTCTTTCCCCTCTTGTTGGAAACCAAAAATCTTCAAGCATGGTCATAAATTTTCGATCATCCCGGACAACGCCGGAATCCGAATCATAGACAACCTTGTTTTTATATTGCGTCATCATATTCTTGACGTATTGTTCGGCTTTGACAGCGGGAAGATTGCCGATATCAACATAGAAAACCCGCCGTTCGGGGGCTCTTGCAAGACGATAGATAACCATCGCATTTTCAATTGTGGCGTAAAGATTTGTTGGACGAATTGCCTTATGAAGCCAACCGATAACAAGTGTTTGCTTCGCATCGATCATTCCCGATGTGACATGGACAACGGTATCTTTGGCAATCTTGATGCCTGTTACCGGCCCTGCAACTCCCGGCATAGAAGACGATGTATTATCAAGCCCCTTATCATTATAAATGTAATATTCATTCACAAGTTTTTGGATCGAATCTCCCCCTTGTACATTTGTCGCTTGGGGGCTTCCGGATTTACTCATTTCCTTGATCTTACGGATCTTCCGAGGATCAAGGTAACGCATCTCTTGAATACCAACCTTTGGATTCTTGGGATCGATCATGGCATGATAGTAAAGACGCCCATCAACATAGAATCGAGTGAAGATCTCGTAAGCCCGAATTTTAAATTCAAGGAGGTTTAAAACTTCCTTGAATTCTTGGGCAAGGATTTCCTTGACGGGAACAGAAAATGGAATATCTTCGGTATCGAGTTCAACTATTTCACGCTCATCATCTATAATAATGGCTTCATTACAAATGTCAGTTATTGCGGAATCAACTTGGTGATTAAGGGCAATTTGGCGATACTTTGTCACCAATTCAGCTTCGGATCGTATTGATCCATCAAGATCAACGAATTGCCCAACATTACCACCCGCCGAAACAACAACTGCGCCATCATCATTAGCAGGAGGAGCAAAGGACGCTAAAAGTTCTTTATCGTCCGTTCTTTTGAGTTCCCAACCAAAAAACCTTGGAATTATATGTTCCTTTTCAATAATTTATCTAAATGATAATAATTAGACAACCCAAGAGCTTTAATAGCATCTATTCTCGATTTATATTTTGTTTCGCCAATTATAACAACTTTGCTTGATCCCGGATTATTTTGTGAAGCGTTCTTAATCCAAATAGGATCTTTTAGTTTGCCTCGCAATTTGGCTGCACCAATTAATCCATTTTTCCTAGCAGCTTCTTGTAATTTTTCCGAAGGCTTCCAGTCTAGTCTTCTTGGCCTCTTGGGCTTTCTTAATTTTAATTTTGTTTCTTCAGAATGTTTGTATATCCCAATTTTTCCAGTTTTCCAATGCACGAAATTATTGGGATAATTAAAATATTTATGTCGGATATCGTCTTCCTTCATTATCTATTTTTCAATTATTTAAATGACCGAATTATCATCCGGCAAGGTTTCGGAATATGTATCAGATGCGCTTGTTTGATTATCAGCATAGAAATAATCAAGGCAGAACACGGTTTCGAATGTTTCGATTCGATTGCCGTCATTCCAATCAAGCTGAATCGAGCTTAAGGACATTGGCCAAAGACCAACGAACGTATACGAACGAAGAACGTTGCCGCTCTTGCCGTACTGGATAACTTGGGCATCCTGCTTATAACCCGTTGGAAATAGGGAAGGATCAAGCCTATTGGAAACAAGCGTATTAATAGCATTGTTCCATTTCTCGAAGATCGACCGAACCGGGAAATCTTCATCATTCATGACATTAACGGTCCAATTATCAAACGTCCGATCTCCGGCATACTTTGTCTGACGCCCGAAATATGGAACGCTAATCGCTTCCGTATAAAATGCCGGAAGGGAAGCCGCCGAAACCAAAAGCTGAATCTTTGGGGCAGCGGTTGACGAAAATGGAGGGGAAATGAGCACTTCGAATTGAGAAGGTCTCACTCCGCCTTTCGTTAATCCATTTGATCTAAAGGTGTTAATATTAAAGGCCACGCGTAATTCTCCGTTTTTATTATGTATTTAGCAATTATGACGAAAGACTTACGTTTCCGGTTCCCCCGAAGTTATTAATCTCTTCGTTGAAGCTTGTTCCGGTTTTCGTGGCAATGAAGTTTAATTCAATTTCTTCAATCGTTCTTGCGGGTTTAATGAAGGCATTACCGACAAGGACGTTATTATCAATAGTCTCGGGGCTATTGTTCGTGTCATCGCAAATAAATGCGAAGCCATAGATGCCCCGGCGGCCTTGAATGTCTCTTAAGAAAGGAATAACGTCATTGCGGAATTGAGCCCGCGTAAATTGATCATTGATTTCGAAGAGGTAATACTTGGCCAGAGTCGCAATTGACTTCTCAAGGAAGATAAAGAGACGGCGTACCGGGAATCGGCTAAAGGCCGATGGCTTACCGAGAAGGGTCTTATCTCCGAAGAGAACCGTTCCTTGACCCGGGAAGTTGACAATTGGATTGATGTCATTCTTATAGAGAAGGTCTCTATCAGCCTTCTTGGGATTCCAAGCAAGCTTGACAACATTAAGCAATTGACCGCGATTATAGCCCGCCGCAGACCACCAAGCATCGTTCGTATAATCGGTTCTAACAATCATACCAGCCACGTCCCCATTGCAGGGAATCCAACGGTAGAGATCGTTATAACGATCATACATGTACTTGTAATTGCAATCCAAGGCAGCATAGGACGTATTACGCAGCAATTGACGGAAGGTTACGCAATTCGAGGCTTGGAATCCAACCTGCCCAACAATCATGTTGTTAGGAGGCGAAACTACAAGGAAGCAATCTTTGCGGGTTAAGCAAATGTTGTCCGTAATGTAATTGGCAAGCTGTTCCCCCGCAATCCCGCCCCGCGCCTTACCTTGAAGGATGAGAGAAATATCAACGTCTTCGGCCGAAGAAAACTGATCATAGGCAAGAGCCAATTCCGCAATTGAAATTGTATTCTCATCCGATCCACTCTTGCCGCAGATAAACGAGAGTTCTTGCACGGCTGTATTGGAGACAGAAGACAGATTTAGAGCCGAATTCGAGTATCCAGCGACTCGATCCGAGATCGCATATAC